GGAAGAGGACATTGTTTATATCAAGGACTTTTTCAACCCTGAGGATGACATCGGGCCGGGTGTGTCCGCGGCTGGCGTAGCGTTGGGAGATAGCGGATTATTGCATTATATGAGCCGCTTCTCCAGCAAGTTCTTTGAATCTGGCGCTATGCCCCTTACCATCGTTGCCATTGACGGCACAATAGACGAGCCAGAGCGCAAGCGGGTGGAGAACTTTTTTAAGCGCAATATGTCGGGCATATCCAACGCCTGGCGGGTATTGGCGATGCGGATGCGGGGAACCATGAAGCCGGAAGTTATCACCCCCAAAATATCCGACATGGCGATGAGTGAAAATTACAGCCAGGCCGCCAGGAATATCGAATACGCTTTTGGTATCCCAGAGGGGATGCTCAGATCTGAGAGCAACCGTGCCAGTGCCGAGGAGCATCGCAAGTCATTCTGGCAGGATACCGTCCGACCCTCCGGACAGGGGACAGAGGACATACTAAACGAGCAATTGTTTGAGCCGATGGGTTTGCGGGTCGAGCTGGCATTTGAAGATCTGGACGTATTTCAGGCGGATGAAGCCGCGCGGGCTGGCAGTCTCAAGAGCCTGGTGGATGCTGGCGTGCCTCTGCTCATGGCGATGGAGCAATTGGGCTATGACCTGGACGAGGATCAGATCGCACAACTGAGCAAGCCCGTAGTACCTCCTCCAGTATCCGTGCCTGCTGACAACAGCCAGAGCGACGCGGAGCAAGACCTGGCGAAGTGGGAGCGCATGGCGATCTCACGCGTGCGGGCTGGCAAATCCATCCGGGACTTTACCAGCGATTGCATCCCTGATGATCTACACACCGGAATAACTGAGGCATTGCAGGACGCCAAGACTGAGGCGGATGTCAAGCGCATATTTGCGGACAAGCCCGAGGGAAAGCCGGACAACCAGGCGGATGCGATACTCAAAGCCATTGAGCTGGAGGTCGCAGCTATGCAGACCAGCCAACCGATCAATGTCACGGTCAATAATTATCAAGAAAAGCAGCATCCCGTCAAAGATGACGGGGATGAAACAACCTCAATAGTCGTATAATGATATTAGACAAAGGAGCAATAAAATGGCACTTCCACTACCAAATCCAAGAACTGTAATAGGTGATTCGAGCAACCCTCTCGCAATAACCGGATACACAAAGCTAGCGCGTGTTACCCCGACACTTTCAACCCATGCCTCGTACGCAGCCAATGATTACGTTGGTACATCCGGCGTGGCGATGGTGTTCACAGACGCCGCAAGGATCATAAACGGAAAAGGTCGGATCGTGGGCGCAACCCTGATCGACTATGCCCTGCAATCAGTAGCCTGTGAATTGTGGTTATTCGACACAGCCATAACCCCGCCGGATGACAGTGCGGCGTGGACATTATCAGATGCTCATGCGGCCCGACTGGTGTGCGTGATCCCATTTTCCACCTACTACGCCAGTGCGTTGAACAGTGTTTCTAATGGCGTTCCCGCTTTTCCTGCTGCATTTCAAACATTGGCGGCATCCAAAGACTTGTACGGTGTACTGGTTACTCGTGGTGCGCCTGCTTATGCGGACGGCGATTTGACCGTCATTGTAGATATTCTACAGGACTAACATGAACAGACGACAGATGTTGTTGCTGAATAAACCGATGACGTATGAGCATACCATAAGGCGCGAATTTCTAAGCCTTCAGGGAGTAATTGGTTTGTGGATAATGAAAAAAAGCAACCCGCTCTATGAGGAAACTAGCGGAAAGGCGTTGACTCAAAGCGGAACGCCTGCGTTTACAAAAACAAATGCGGGCGGATTATATGCAGATAAGATCATAACCGATTATTGGTCTTTTACAGACCAACCGTGGAACTCCCCTACAGGTGAAATATTTATTGCTGGGTACGTTCAACATGATGGAAACGCGACTGCTCAAGAAACCTATCTTTCTAAATATAACTCTACTGATAATAATAGATGTTATGTATTTAGAAGACAAGCAACCGGACAAATAAGTATTGCGTGTTCTGCTGATGGCAGTACCGTACTCGGAGTGGATAGTGGAGCTGGGGTTACATTAGGAACAACATGGGCTTTTGTTGCAGGAAGATTTATACCATCTACCAGCTTTTCTGTTTGGTTGAACAACACTCGTGTAGATGCTGCTACGATTTGCGCCGGTATTAAAGACGGCAGTAATATATTTGAATTAGGAAGTTGGTTTGGAGGTTCTGCGGGAATGGTTGGAAATATGGGCGTATTCGGTTTTTACAATAAAGCACCATCAAATCAACAGGTATTAAATTTATACAATAATACAAAGAGATTTTACCCAAACTGATAGAGGGTAACGGCGAATATTTAGAACTTTACGAGGACATATATTAATGACATTTGAGGCGTTACCCGAAAGCATAAAAGAAAGCGATATTGGACATACCAAAAACCATAACTCGATCCACGCCTGGATGAATTTGGTACGCTTAATTATGAATCACACTAAAAACTCTATACAGAAAGAGGCGATGATTAATATTTATCCCATAGATGATGATACAAGAATAAAGCTGTCTTTTTGGAGTAAAAAAGAAAATGTTGTTGGAAACCAAAACTTCTTATCAATCGAAACACACGGTAATAAAGATACATATCATCTTGCATACGATCCACCATATCCACTAAATCACGTTACATTTTATAGCGTTGATGAAAATGGGAAAAAAAATAAAGTAATGGAATGGAGGCCGGGTACAGACTGGAATAATATATTTAGAATTTATCCTAACCTGCAAGTTGACGGCTCTTTTAGATTTGGAGGCAAGAGAACAATTGTTGCCCCTAACTCTGGCGGTTTTGAGGGAGATTTTTGTTATGACGACAATTATTTATATATATGTATTTCAAACAACAGTTGGAAAAGAGTACAAACAAGTCTATGGTAATCAATAAATATTGGTGAGGTTATGAAATGAACGACATTGACGAAGTCCGCAAAGAATTGAGAATGTTCCTGCTCACCCCGCTTGTTGGATTGCTTATGTGGGCGGTGATAATTGGTTTGGTGAAGATTATTCAATAGATGATTAAACAAGCCCTGATTGACGCGGTTGAATACCTGGAAAAATGCGGGCATGAGATACCTCTTGCGCTGATGGTCTCGCTTGTCAGTCTGGGCGTCAAAACGGTGGAGTATTTCCAGTCAACACTAACCCGCATGGTGCGCAATGTCTACGACGGCGACTTGGGCGGGGAGTTTGTCCAGATCATGCAAGACCTTGTGTTGGGGCAAATCTCGCAGGCTTTTGAGACAGCATGGACAGATGACGGCAACGAGTTACCCCCGCCTGAGTACATCAGGGATGCAAGTCAAGAAATGGTACGCGAGCAATGGTCGCACATAGACGACTTTTACCGTGCCATCGTGGACGCAAGGGTAGACCAGACCGGAGTTGACCCGCTATTGAGCCGTGTCCAGTTGTGGGCGAACAGGTACAACGAGGCATATAACGAGGGGGTGAGATTGATCGCCCTCGAAACAGGCGGCAAGTTGGTCTGGCGATTGGGAAAAACTGAGGAGCATTGTGATACATGCTCGCGGCTAAACGGCATTGTCGCTTATGCCTCAGAGTGGGAAACAGCCGGGGTAAAACCACAGGCAGCCCCCAACGAATATTTGACCTGCGGAGGCTGGCGCTGCGATTGCTCGCTCGACCCGACTAAGAAGCGCAGGACGCCAGGCGCATTGGATAAGATACTCAGTATCATCGTAGGCGGTCATCTATGATCCAAGTAACCATTCGCAACGCCAAAGAAGTGGCAGCCTTCCTGAAGTCCGTTCCCGTTGGCACAAAGAAGATCGCACATCACAGCGTATTGGTTTACGTCAAAGGCAATCAGGGACACGGGCTGATGCACTACGTCCCCTACAAACACATCACGGTCAAACAGGCGGGCGGGTGGAAGTCGGACAAACAACGCCGCTATGTCATGGCGAAGATCCGCGAGGGCAAGATCGATCCGGGCGTGCCACATCGCACCGGACGTATGCAACGAGCCTGGAATATACAGCACATCGGAGACCAGGAGCGGATCATCAACCCGCTGGGTTATCCAAACTATGTCTTGCAGGACGATGAGCAAACTTTGGGACACAAGAAGCGCGGTTGGCGGGTGGTCTCGGATGTGGTCAAGAATAACATTGCGGGCGCATTGAGATACGCCAACGCTGAGGTACAAAAATGGCTGAACGAACACGGCAAATAGGTTGTATAATAATCTTATGAGTGATAAAGAGTTTTGGGAACTTATCAGGCGTGCGCTTCTAATGGTCGTGAGAGCCATTGAGAAAAAGTATTCAATCGGAGGAAATGAATAATGGAAAACTGTGATTATTGCAAGGGATATACAAATAACGATTCGCGGGGCAACTGCTCAGCATGTGGTGCAGGTCGCAAACATCGAGGTAAAGTTGATCGCGAACAAGCAAGTTTTGTTGCCATTAGGTTTGCAGATGCGCCGTCATCCACATCGGCACACTTCGAGCGTGATCTAACTATGCTTAGCGAAAGGATGTATGATGGTATGAGGGGTATTAGGAACGCTTTTGCAGTTCCGTTTTATGGGAGTGAATGATGGATAAAAAAATTACAGTAAGCGTAAAATTATCTAAAGAATTGTTAGACGGTTCTATTGGAATTAAAGAAATAATTGAAGCGGACTTAGGCAGACAGTTGCACAATTATTTAGTGTCTGAAAATAAGAGAATAGAAAAGTTGATACTCGAAGGCGACCCTAGCAAGGAAAAGCCTGTTGGCATAAGTATGGTACAAGCACAGGCAGAAACAATACAAAATATACTAAAAGCGGAAGACAGATTTATCAAAAGTATATTTGAATAAATAACCACACCAACCAGCCCCGGCTTCGTGCCTGCGCATAAACCAGAACCGCAGAAATCCCGTTCTTAACAGAATGGGATTTTTTGTTACCGGAGCATAAATGGAAATCAACGCCTATCAATTCAAAATAAAACTGGCAACGGGGGAGTACAAGGGCGCTCGCTCGTGGGACTTGGTCAAGCGCATGCGCATGCCGGGCGAATACTCCGGCAAGAAATACAGCGTGCTAGGTGTCCCCTTCGGTGGGATATTCGAGGGGCGCGATGCAGACGGTGAAACTTTCTCGAACAAGACCGATCTATGGCTGCAGGACGGCAAATCCATCCCGGTTACTTACTATCATGGCTTCGGGGCGGATGAACCCTACACCATTCAGGACGTGCCGGTCATCATAGGGATAGCAACCTTCCAGAAAATGGATGATGAGGGCTATTGGTTCGAGGTCACGTTAGACCAAAACGAACCGCTTGCAGACAGGATCGCCGCCACGCCACAAGAGAAATTACGGGCGTCATCCGGGGCGATTGGTCACCTGGTGCGCAAGACGCGTCAGGGAGTTATAAGTGTCTGGCCAATTGGGGAACTGGCTATATTTGACACAAACGATTGGAGACAGCCAGCGAATGAACTCGCTGTTGTTTTGGCAAAAGCTGATAGCACAGAGACACAGATACCTGCGGGTATAGAGGTCGAAGTGGAAGGCAACGCCGCAAAGTTAAATTCAACCCTATCAACTAATCCAACAGGAGAACTAAATATCATGAAAACCTTGAAACAATGGCTTGCCGAAAACGAAGGCAAGACCGAAGCCGATTACCTCGAATACGCCAAGTCGTATGTCGAGCCCGAACCGGAACCAGTCATTGACATCGACGCCTTGCTCGATGCAAAACTCGAAGCGAAGCTCGCAGCCATGACCCCCAATCCGGTCATAAGATTAACACAGGCTCCAGCGGTCATCAAATCGCTTGGCGATCCTGATCCCAAGAAAGCATTTATGGAATACATCCGTACTGGCGCAAAGATGAAAGGTCTGGTTTCCAGCAACCTGAAATCAAACGCTGCAGCACTGCAGGAAGGCACAACCACAGAAGGCGGGTTCCTGGTTCCCAACCAGCTCATGCCGGGTATCGTTGAAAAACGCGATGAGACCAGCATCCTGCGCAAAGCCGGCGCAACCGTCAAACAAACCTCGCGCGACGTGGCAGACTTCGTGTCTGAAAACGGCAGCATGGTCGAGTTCGTGATCACTGCTGAAGAAGGCGCTGTTGACGAAGACGAACCGACTTTCGCCAATCCCTCCGCAACCATCTACAACATGACCAAACTTGTCAAGGTTTCCACTCAATTGCTCGAGGACACCGACGAAGATCTGGAAGCCACCATTTACGGCATGTTCGGTCGGGCGTGGGGTCTCACAGAAAATAAATACTTCTGCGCAGGCTCCGGCTCCGGTCAACCCCAGGGCATTGTTTACGGCGGCACAGCCGGATTGACCCTCGACAGCGCTGCATACGTCCACGCCGCAGAAGTTCCTGAGCTGTACTACAAGCTCGGATCGCAATACATGGACGGCGCAGGCTGGGTCATGAAAAACGCAACCCTCGGCCTCATTCAAGGGTTGGTCGGTGACAACTTCCAATTCGTGCCAACCCCCGCCGGATCAATGCAGCCAATGCTGTGGAGCAAACCGGTCTGGGTATCGGACGCCATGCCAGCTGCAACAGCCGGTCTGAAGGCAATCGCCTTCGGTAACTATGCCTATTATGGCTGGGCAGAGCGCAAGGTCATGTCCGTGCAGCGTCTCAATGAGTTGTATGCAGGCACAGGGCAGGTCGGTTTCCTCGCCACCGTCCGGGCTGGCGGAGTTGTCCTCCAGGCTGAGGCAATCCAATACGGAACTATGGCAGGATCATAAGGTGATGCCATGAGAATCGAAAGACTCACCGACTATGTAAAGCCCGTAAAAAGTGTGGCAGCCCTCGTTCCTTCCAGCACCGCGATCACCGCAACCGCGGTGGATGCCTCCGCTGGGTTCGACCGGGTCTGTCACATCATCCAACTGGGAGCCTTTGGGGCAACCAGTACATTCGACGCCGAGGTGCTGGAAAGCGCCGCGACTGGCGGAACCTACACCAAGATCACCGGGGCAGATATGACCGGTCTGGTTTCAGGTGGTGCAGGTAAAACCGTCATCATCGACGTGCCTGTAAATTCGGCAAAGCCGTTCCAGAAATTGCGCGGCACAGCCGGAGTATCAACCGTTGGTCTGGCTGCAATAGCCCTGATGTACAACGGCTCACGCACTCTCCCGACCGACGACGCTTCAACCGTGGCGGAGAATGTATTCGTAGCATAAGTCAGCGTTTCTCACGCGCTGGTTTATAAAACCCCGGAGGTGGCCCTCCCCCATCTCCGGGGCATAAGGAAAAAATAAAATGGCAACTGTAAAGATACTTATACCCTTTATTGGAAACACAGCAGGAAAATCCATCGTTTACGAAGCCGGGCAGATCGTTGAAGTCTCGGACGGTGACGCGGATAATTTCGTACGTGGCAAATATGCGCAGTACGTCAAGGCAGCCGCGCCAGAAGTGGACGCCGTGAAGATCACCAACAAGCCAAAGGCATTGAATAGCAAGTCCATCAAAGGCAAATAATGACCTTACCGGAGAACGCCTATTGCACACTGGCAGAGATAAGACAGCGCCTGTCATTGACGGCGGTTGATACTGCCGGCGATACGATGCTAAAAACGATCATCACATCTGTCTCAAGGTGGATTGATGATTTCACCTGGCGCAGGTTTTACGCAGCCACAGAAACCCGTTACTACAAGGCTGAGGAAAGCGACCAGATATTCATTGACGACATCCTCTCGGTCACATCCCTCAAGACAGACGATAATGCTGACAGAACCTATGAGACCACCTGGGCGACGACCGACTATGACCTGCTTCCAGAAAATGCCGCACTGAATGGCGTGCCCTATACGATGATCAGCATCACCCCCAACGGGTCGTATGGCTTTCCAAAAGGTGTCTCAAAAGGTGTCCAGCTTGTTGGCTCATTCGGTTACTGCACCACCACCTCCAGCGGTAACCGAATGAGCCAACAAGAGGCCTGCCTGCTGCAATCAGAGCGCATTTACAAGCGCAAAGATTCGCCTATGGGTGTGGCGGGCGTGAGTGCGCTGGGTGTGCAAACCTTGAAAGTACCAGGGCTTGACCCTGACGTGCAAATGATGCTTGACCCATTCCGGCGGCTGGTATGACATTACAAGCTGCCATTGCCGCGACACAGGTTATTGTGGCGGCTGTAACGGGTATCAAACAAGCCCCGGCGTACGCGCCCGAACAGATCAGCGAGTTCCCTATTTCGATTGCTTATGCAGGACAGGGCAGGGTAGAGTTTGGACCGGGCGGGGGCATGAAGGCGTTGCGCTCCATTGTCATTGAAATCCACGTTTCACGGCTTGACCTGCCCCGTGATCTACAGCAGGTCATGGGTTATGCTGATAGTGTGCCGTCCGCATTACTTGCAGACCCTACGTTGGGAGGAACGTGCAGCACATTCGAGAGCATTGATTATGACTTCGGCCCGCTTGGTTACGGGAGTATGGAGACCATCGGATTTAGATTTATCATCCAGAACGTGAAAATATTGAGTTGAGGAGGAGAAATGAGAATAGCAAGATTTATGGTGTCAAATGAATTGATAAATAGTGATGATTTTCTTAAGGCTGTGCCTGACAACATGGGGATTATTGACGTGGTCACGAAACCGGGAGCGCGGGAAACCGAATACACCGTAACCCACCCAGATTTGAATGATGTCATTCTGGCGGAAGGTTGCGAATATCCGTTCATCACCCCAATTATAACCAGACAGAAAGACGGCACGCTGGTTTGGGATTGGAACCAGCAATGAAACAAAAGGAGATCGAGCGCACGTTACAGACATTACCCATAGCCGCATGGAAATACCCGCGCGTCTTGTTGGGTATCCCCAAAGAACGGACATTATCTCATGCTGATAAGGTGTTCGCCCCATTTATGCAGATCGCCGCTCAAGGCGTGGCAATCATGGATCACCCTTACGGGCGCATTGATATAGTCCGCAATCACATGGCCATGACCCTGTTGGATAGCGAGTACACCCACTTGTTGATGCTGGACAGTGACCACATCCACCCGCCGGACATTGTGCAACGATTGGCGCGCTGGGTGCTGCTGAGGGATGACGTCCAGATCGTTGGCGGGCTTAATTTCAGACGATCCGCACCCCATGAACCTTGTGCTTTTTTTCTGGACGAAAACAACGGGGTATCCACAATCGGTAATTGGAGCGACGGAATTATCAAAGTGGATGCGCTGGGTACAGGTTCGATGCTGATCGCCAGAGAAGTATTTGAGACCATGAAGCCGCCATGGTTTTTCAATATCTACGACGAGAATTATTGGTCGGATGTTTTCCCTGGTGAAGACATCGGCTTTGCTTTGGAGTGCAAAAAGCACGGTATCAATCAATGGGTGGATACCACAACCACCAGCCCACATGTTACTGACGGAATAATAACCGAGGCATCATTTAGACGTTACCTTGCCACACATCCGGGCGCGTATAAGACGGTCGCCACCAACGAGATGGGCGCGGGGGAGGACGGCAAAGATGCGTAGCTTCTCCAATCTCCATGAAGGTGAGACCTGTATCATCATAGGGAATGGGCCTAGTCTTAAAGATGTTCCAGTATCTTTTTTGAAGAAGTTTAAGACTTTCGGAACCAACCGGATTTACCTGCTGGAGAATTTCACCCCGACCTACTACGCGGCAGTCAATCCATTGGTAGTAGATCAATGCCGGCACGAGATAAACGAGCTGCATTGTATCAAATTCATCACATCGACGATGGCGCAATTTATCTATGGAAGTTATTCGATCGTTTCCAGCGGGACGCCAAAGTTCTGCTACGAGCCATTCCGCGAGCTTTACGAGGGGTTCACGGTCACCTTTGTTGCCATGCAGCTGGCTTATTTTATGGGATTTTCGACTGTGCTGCTTGTGGGCGTAGACCATCGCTTCAAGTTTGACGGCGCGCCGAACATGCGCCAGTTCATGCAGGCTGATGACCCCAATCATTTCAGTCCTGAGTATTTCAAGGATAAGTTCTGGCACACCCCCGACCTTGAACGCTCAAACGAAGCCTATCAAATGGCTGAGGATGCGTTCAGGGGGGATGGCAGGATCATAATTAATTTGACACCCAACAGTGGGACGGCTATCTTCGAGCGGCAGGAGCTAAAAGCATGGTTATAGACTATCTGGAAGCTGCTGAGATTTACAAGCAATTGAGACACATGCCCGTTGCAAAAATGATTGAATCTACAATCCATCAGCGCATCTGGGGTAGGATCGCATCCGAACAGGACAATGCGGCTATCATGGCTTGTTTTGCAGCCATTGAAGGTGATCACCTTGAGATCGGCACACTTCACGGCGGCACGGCTATTCTGGTCGCACTGATAAAAAAGGAGCTTAAGCTGGACGGCAAAGTGGTTTGTATCGACCCGCTGGACGGGTATTATGCGGGTACAAAATTCCACAATGACACCGACCCAATAACCAGCGTGCCGATCTCTGCTGATGTCCTGTATGATAATATTGGCAGGTTTGACCTGCTAGACCGGATCGAGATCGTCCAGAAGAAATCAGATCCATTCCCGCTCAAGGGCAGACGCTTCGCAAGCGCGTATATTGATGGCGATCACTGGGGCAACGTTCCAACAATAGACTGGCAGAACGTCAACCGGATCACAGATCGCTATGTCATCTTCGACAACTGCGACAAAGAACATCCCTCCGTGTTGGATGCGTGCTTAAGTGCGGCCTTCACATCGGAATGGACAACTGCTTTCAGGCAGGGTATCACCTGCGTATTCGAGAGGTTTTAATCATGACAATCAAAGTGAGTACAATTGTAAGCGCCTATTTTGCAGCGGACTATCTGGCAGGCAGGCTGGACAATCTCTTCACGCAGGAGCCAAAGCCGGAGATCGTGGTCGTCTGCCAGCGCAATTCAGCAGAGCACAAGATCATTCAGGATTATGCGCTGGACGTGGTGCTGGTTCTGACCGACGACATCCCCACTATTTACGCGGCATGGAACCTGGGCATTGAGGCGTCATCGGGTGAGTACGTTACAAACGCAAACTGCGACGATAGGCTATTCCCCGGTGCGCTGGCAAAGATGGCAGCTATTTTGGACGGCAAACCAGCCTATGCGCTGGTTTATGGCAATCAGGACATCGTAGCAGAGATTGGAGGTGATCCTACAGGCAAGTTCGAATGGGCTGAGGGCGGGATTGAACAGCTGCTCAAGGGTTGCTTCTGCGGGCCGATGCCAATGTGGCGCAAGTCTCTACACGCCAAACATGGATATTTCGACCCTGAAATGCAGGTCGCTGGCGATTATGAATTTTGGCTTCGTATCACAAAAGCGGGCGAAAGGTTGTATCATATAAAAGAGACCGTCGGCGCATATTTGAATATCCGCACATCAGCCGAGAAAAGACAACGAAACTTGACCTCCTGGGAAACCGCACGGGCAAGGGCAAGATATAGAAATGGAGTTGGCATATGGCTATGAAATATATAATCGGTTCGGGTTCGCTGCCAGGTTTACCGGCGCGTGACCTGACGGATGATGAGGTTTTGGAGTTCGGCAGGCTGTACCTGCTGAAATCAGGTTTATACCAGGATGAAAAGGAAAAGCCTGTCAAGAAAGTAATCGAGAAAATCGAGAAGGAGCATAATTATGACACAAGGAATTAAAGCCTTAAGACGCATCCAGTTGGGCCGTGAAGCAACCGCCGGAACAGCGGTCGCAGCCACAACCATCTGGCGCGGCATGGGAACCATTGAAGACCAGCGCGAGACCGTTTTCCCGTCCGAGAACGTCGGCTATCTGTCCGGTCTAAGCCGCGCTTATCAGCCCAAACTTGGCGCGGTAATATCAATGGATGCTGTGGAAGCCACCTACGAACAGATATGCCATGTCCTGGAAGCTGGCGTAAAGCTGGTCCAGACGGGCGCGGCTGATGGTTCGGGCAGCGGCAAGATTTACACCTATTCGCTGCCAGTGACCGCCGCCAACACGACCCGCACATATACCATCGAAGGCGGCGATAATATCGCGGCTGAAGAGATGGAATATGCCTTTGTGTCCGAGTTCGGTCTGGACGGGGAAGCCGGCAAGGCGCTGATGATCTCCTCAACCTGGAACGGACGCCAGGTATCCACCGCGGCCTTCACCGCTTCGGTAGCATTGCCGACCGTGGAGGAAATCCTGTTCTCCAAATGCGTCCTGTATGCGGACAGCGTCAGTGGCACAATTGGCGCAACAACCCAGTCCAACACATTGCTCAAGGCATCCCTGAAGATCACCACTGGCTTGATCCCGGTCTATACTGCCTCCGGGCAACTTTATTTCAGCTTCACAAAGCAAGCTGGTCCGGAAGTCACATTATCTCTGACCTACGAACACGACGCTACCAGCGTAGCCGAAAAGGCTTTTTATGTGGCTGGCACAGCGCGCCAGATACGCCTGAAGTTCCCCGGATCAACCCTGACCACCGCCGGGACTGCTTTCTCTACCAAGATTTTACAAATCGACCTGGCTGGCAAATGGGAGAGCTTCTCAAAGCTGGATGAACAGGACGGCAATGATATTCTGACCGGCGTATTCCGGGCGCGCTATGACTCAACTGCGGCATTGTTCGCTTCGCTGAAAGTTTGCAACCTACTAAGTTCACTTCCTTGATAAGTGCTCACGCGCCCAGGCAATCGCCATCTGCCTGTGTATCCATTGATGGTAAGAGACTGAGCAAATAAGTAGGTTACAATTTCTATTGTCGGATTTGTCGAGGTTTATATGATGCACGATTTCAGTACTTTTAAGATTTCTGCCAATTACTTCTCCGGATATAAGCCTGTGGGAAAAATTTCTAGTTTTCCCATTAGTTCGCTTATCGCATGGCTTCATAAGATATCCTTTGGCGCTAAGCGTTTCTTCGCTTTTGTAGGCTATCCTGGCGGTTTTCATTCGCCTAGACTGTGCCTTCATATTACACGACTTAGAGCAAAAAACCTTCTTTACAGATGGCTTTGTGTTATATTCTTTTCCACACTCAGCACAAACCCTATCAACACGATATCTACGAGAGGATATTCGCATACAGTTCATGCAACGAGTAGATCTATTACTAATCGGTTTACCACAATCGCAACACTTATATCCTTTGATAAAATCGTATTTTTTGCTACGGCAATTTGGGCACATTCCAGAATATTTTTTTATTCCTTCGTTTCTATGGCATACGTTACATTTCATAGCGTCTCTCCTCTCATAGAATTATATCATGTAAAAGGTTCATTGCCATGAAGATAACCTTTCCCAAGATCGTCAGACCATTACCATTGTCAGAATACATGGCGGAACTCACACCTGTTATGCAGGTGTGGGTCAACCCGCCGCGTGAGTTCCTGGACAGCTTCGGCGAAATCTCAGAGATCATCAAACTTAAAAAAGGTGAGAAGATAGTCCCGGATGAAAGGTTAGTAGAATATAAAGGTCGGGTCTACGCCTGGGTGTCCGAGTTATTATCGCAGGGCGAACCTGACAGTAAAATATCAGCGGATGAATTAAAGCTTATGGTGGATGAAACCACATCGACCGATCCGCAATTCTGGGGCTGGCTGCAAGCGCGTATTATCGCAATGATCAAGGATCACCGGACGACAATAAAAAACGCCTGAACGCCGCGAGTACTCGGCTTGCGGCGGGAATAGGCACGAAAGACGAATACATGGTCAATATCGTCAAGGCTAATCATATCTACCGAACTTGTGGCGTGCCTGTCCTGCCGTGGGAGGTGGATAAATGGCCGGATGACTGGCTGGATGCCATAACCGAGTTTGCGTATGAGCTGCCAAAGAAAAAAGAGGCAAAACCATAAATGGCTAATATCATTGAGATCATTACCCGTGAAATTGTAGAGGGGAAAGGGAATATAGCAGGCATTGGCAAAGAGCTGGATACCGTCCAGGATAAAGCCAATAATGTCAATTCCGGGCAAAAGAATTTAGCAGCTACATTCGAAGACTCATGGACTGAGATTAATTCCATGCTCGAGGTCGGTGCGAAAGCCGTCCAATTGGTTGGAGAGGCATACGCTAAGACAATCGGAGTTTTCGTTGACTATGCCGAACAGGTGCGCAACATATCTCAAGTAACGGGTGAGAGCGCGGAGGAAGTCTCGCGTCTATTACAAGTCACGGATGATTACAAAATTGATGCCGAAAAACTGACACAGGTCATGAAAAAAATGGCGCGGGAAGGGTTTGCCTTCACAACCGACGCGCTGGCTGATTTGTCAGACGAATATTTGAAAATACAAGACCCGGTCGAGCGCACTAATTTTCTATTTGATACCTTCGGGCGCGAGGGGGAAGCCTTCGCTGAGGTCATGCTACAGGGCGGGGCTGCCATACGCGACCAGAGCGCCGCAATCGCCAATGGTTTAATATTGACACAACAGGCAATAGATGACGCCCGCGAGTATGAAAGAGCTATGGATGCCTTGAAAGAAACTACTGAGGCATTGGCAATATCTATAGGTGGAGAACTAATCCCGGCTGTTACTTTTTATGCAACTTTATTGGAAACAATTATTACAGACACTAAAAATGTAACTTCGGCTACAGATTTATTGGGGATATTTTTTGACAAGCTCGGCGACTTAGGATGGGGGAATATACCGCAAACAAACGAGCAGCTAGAAAGAATGACCGATAACCTCAATGAAGAAGCTGATGCTGCTAGAAACGCCGCGACGGCGACTGGAGATTTTGGAAAGATCGCTTCTACAACTGTGACCGGCGCACAGATGCTGGACACGCAAAACAATAAACTCGCTGATTCAATCACGGCCATGAAAGATGCTGAGGTCGCATACGTTGATTATAAAACAGCCAACCCGCAGGATACTGCCGGTATTCAGGCGATGCGCGATAAGTGGGTCGGACTGGCTGAAAACGTGAAGGACGTTCAGGATGCTAACGACCTGCAAACAAAGGCATGGCTGGCCAACATCCTATTGCAGCAGTTGTCTTTAGGGCCGGAAGGGTTATCTGGAGCGGAGATGGCTTTCTATCTTCAATACATGGAAGATAGCGGACTGATGACCGAGGAAAGCAGGGTCAAGACTGAGGCAATGTACAATGACATGGTAACAATGGCGGGCGGATTTAGTGAGGCTGCCGAACAAGCCGGAAATATCTCAAAGGAGTTATCAAAAATTCCAAAAGAAGTTAAAAGCACCGTAACAATAACAACCTATCAAATTGAAGCCAATTCAGATACCGCGACGGCAATAGCAACAGGCGGCGCGATAAATCCAAACTCCATCATATATGATGGAGCCTTTGCTGGCGGCGGCGGGTTCGGTGGAAATTATCTCTGGAATGAGAGCGCACAATCACGACCGGAAGTGTTCGTTGGCGGCGGCGGCTATGTCCTGACCAAACAGGATGCTATGAAAGCGTTGGGTGGCGGGAAGGCTGGCGGGGGAGCCATGATAGTTCTAAATTATTCGCCGATGCTATCAATGGGTGACCGGGTGGAGATGGAAACCGTCATAGTGCCATTACTCAAGGAACAGTTAGGATTATGACACTGACGTGGACGCTGAATATGTACTGGAATGGATATGTCGGAGGAGGAGAAACCGACGAAAGCGGGCGCATGAGGGGCGTTTCAGTAGTGCGCGGCAAAAAAACAATGTTCGGAAGTAACGGTTTTACAAGACCGCAACCCGGAATATTAACGATCGATCTTGATAATTGGGATGGCAGGTATGATCCCTGGAACACAAGCAGCCCGCTTTACCCAGATTTTAAGCCAGGTATTTATGTTCAATTGTCTGTTGATTACGGATCATCACACGGAGTATTTGCAGGGATTATAAAAAATATTATTCCTGGCATTGACAAGACGAGGGTGGTCATTGCCGACACGTGGGAATGGCTGAAGGGGAAAAACTCGTATGTTGATCTGCATGAAAACATAAATACTTATGATGCAATTAGTCATGTTCTCGTATCTGTAGATTGTCCGGAGTATTTATCTATTGGCTATTTATACAAGAATGAGAACCCAATCCCTTATTTTTGGGCTGGAGGTCAATCGGCGCACGACCTTGTGCATGAACTTAGCGAGAGCGAATTGGGGCAAATTTATGTTAATTTCTTTGGTGATTTTAAATACAAGTCTCGACAATCAACTTATACAGATGTGTCCGCAGTAACCATAACACAGGCGGATCTACTTAAGGATATTTATCTACCTCAGCCGTGGGATAATATCCGTAACTTAGTCAAGGCGAAAGCACACCCACGAACATTGCAATCATTACAGGTATTATGGACGCTGAATGACATCCCCGCTGTCTCCCCAGGCGAGAGCATCACGCTCTACACCCCCTATTCGTACGCGGGCAAACCCGTCCCTGGTTATGCTGTAGTTTCTCCGGTTGCCAATACAGACTACACCATGAACACAGCCAGCACAGGAGCCAGTGTAGATCTGACGGCAAGTTTCACAGTTGTACAAACCAAGTATGGTGACACATCAAAACTTGTGATAACAAACAATCATGTCAGTTTACTTGGTTATATTATATTGCTACAAGTGCGCGGGCAACCTCTGGACACGCCCGACCCCATCGAGGTCATAACTGACAAAAGCGGCACCAGCCAGCCACGTATATTGTCCATTGATCTGCCCTGGCAACAAAACTATAACTCAGCCAGAGACTTTTCAAGTTATTTGGCGGGTTTATATTACCTACCAAAGCCAATTCCAATAATCCAAATAGAAGCGCGTGATTCTTTGCAATTTGATTATGAGCTTTACACTAAAATTACACTACAAATTGTAAAGCTTGGTATCTCAGCGGATTACTATATTATTGGTATTGAGCACAAGAGCCTTGATGACGGCTGCCAGAAAATAGTGACCACTTATTATCTGGAACCAACCGAATCAGTGGCAGCCTGGACGTTCTCAACCAATATTGGGGTAAGTTCAATATTGGCTTATTAGGAGTAATACTATGCCATTACCAAACACATTCCCGACCGTTGCAACAAATGACCTATGGACAGCCGCAAACCATAATACCTACCTACGCGATAACCTGAATTATCTTGACAACAAGGTAGCCGCGAATATCTGGTTATCTGGCGCGGGTGGTTGGGCGTCTCAAACACTTGGTGCGGGCGCGGGCGGGCAGCTTGAAATGGGAACCAACAAGCAAAACATAAAGTACATCAGCTTTGCGGATGCGGCTTTCAGCTATGCGGAGTGGGGATTTGCCATGCCGGACGATTGGGACGGTGGTACTTTTACCGCCAAGTTCCATTGGATGCACCCTGCCACAACCACCAATTTCGGGGTGGCATGGGGGCTGCAAGGTAGGGCTTACGCAAATGATGACGCGCTGGATCAGGCGTGGGGGACTGAGGTAGTGACGGTGGACACGGGCGGCACTACCTCGGATATTTACGTCAGCCCGGCATCCGGTGCAATCACACTGGCGGGCAGTCCTGCGGCTGGTCAGTACGTCCAGTTCAGGTGCAGGCGCAAATATGATGACGGCTCCGATAACATGGCTGTGGCTGCCTATTTGATAGGCATCCAACTGACATACACGAGGACTTAATGACAATAGCATTTGATGCAATCGCTTCTAAGGCAACGACATCAGGCAGCACGACTTGGACACATACGCCATCAGGAACTCCGGCGGGCGTATTGGTTTTTATCCATCAAAGACAAGACCAGACGGACGTTGTAACGGCGGTTACTTACGGCGGTATTACCATGACACGGTTGGCAAGAATTGGAAATGCAGGTGTATCTCTTGCTAGTTCTGAATACGCCTATTTTCTAGGCAATGGTGTTCCATCAGGCGCACAAACCGTCTCTGTCACCCACAGCTCTGCAAAGGACTGTGCTTATGAGAGCATAACCTATACCTCTAGCACCAATATTTCTAAAGTACAGGATTATAAAACCTTATCCGCAGACGGGGCAGCCCCACGCGGTACTAATTTATCACTTGGTGGAAATACCTGTCATGTCTCATTAGGATATGCAACAGAGCATTATGCTCTTACTCAATACGCGCCTTTGGCGGGGTGGACGGTGCGTAGAGAGACAGACCATACAAACGACTGTACGGGGTGTGAAACCTACGATACGGTTGGAACGTCAGATGTAGCATGGGGACATGATGTGTCGGGCGAAACAACCAGGTTCTTTGCTTCGATAGCTGTTGCGGTAACTGAATTTAGTGGCGGCTCCAACCCTGCCCCCATCAGCCCGTTTTTGATGATTTAGACTTCTCGTTAAGTAATTCTGTCTCATAAGCAGACCAACTTGCATAACCCCATGACCTTGCGATCTCATTCAATTTCTGATTGCGGGAGCGGGTGTACTTCAATCCAGACGCAGGGGGCGGTGAGGGTAGACGCTCATCTGATTTTGGGCAACCGGAAAAATGGATCTCGTTGCATACTGGACACGCCTCAACTCGCTTAACAATTACCAACCCCAAGCGTTCTCTAAGCCGATTATTTTTAGGATCATAATCCTTGTTTACTATCTTCCATAATAATGGACGTAATTTATTTGGGTCTTCATTTGGATAATATTGTGTGACAATATCCCCCCATGACTTCCCTTTTTCTATTTCTTCTTTTAGTGTTTTTCTTAGTTCCCACGTGTATTTCATAATAAATAACCTTATATTGTGTAACTAATAGTTACAAGCCTATTTTGTGGCTTCTAGACGGCATCTAACTCCCCATCTTGGAGGGATTGAATCCATACAACATCTTCGTTTGTTAAGCGGAACCATTCATTGTGATGTAGTTTATTTCTAAACTGCTTATGTAGCCATTGTTCAGATCGAAGTCTGTTCGCTGCGTAGATAGTAGAGCGCAACGAAAGACCCGCCGCATTCATTGACGCAAGATTAGCAAAGCGAGTTTGCACATTGTCAGTATGGCCTATTTTACATAAGCCGTTGTCCGCTTCAATTAGATAAACCCAACCAGCAACCGCGTCTGAATAATGATCGTCATCGTCTGACGTTATTCTTTCAATTAATTCAGCCTTAGTTTCCTTTACGGTTTCCGATTTTTTCTCTTGAGGATAAGACTGTTTTATTTTATCAACTTCTTCCAATCGGCTCTTTTCGCGCTCTATACATTCCGGTTTTCCGCATATTATTCTGTAATCTTTCCAACTGTCAACTGTGAAAGATTGGGAACAATGCCTACAATGGCGCGTAAGATCATCGCCCCAATACTCCGATAGTTCAATGTCTATTGTTTCTTTGTGTGGACGATATTCGGTCATGCTCAAGAAAATATTATCCAATTCATCTTTGGTTAATCTAGTCGGAATTAATACGCAATTATAACCACCGGCTCTCGACATGATAATTTTTTTGTGATTCTCTTTTGATCCACTCACGACGTAGTTGGGGCGGATAATATAGGCGTTTGGCTCATTCCCCGTTTGTAGTCTAAATACTTTTTGCAACTTGTCTAATTCGTGCGACGCATAAGCCATGAAAAGTAAATCGTTGGTTTCCATTTACGCTCCAAAAAAAAATACAGCCGGTGTCATCCATTTACCACACTGTCTAAGGTGAGGAGCTTGTGGATAACATCGGCTATATTTCGGCAAACAAAAAACTCCTTACACCTTAGACAAAATAAGTATAGCACATACCGCCTGTTTTGCAACTATAAATTTATCACATCCAATCATCATCAAGCATCCCGTCCAGAATAGCATTGGCATCATGCCACGCCCAGACAACCAGGACGATGAAGTAAATAGTAATAATTACCAGTAGTATTATTCCAAGTATCAGCATGACAGCTCCTTTATTGTTATCGTAACCTTTCCACCTGGGAACGGATCGTCAAGGTCAATGAGTATCTTTTTTATCTGGTGATCATCCGCTCCGCACGCTGCGAAAATTCCATCCAGGGCGGCCTTGCAGCTCGAGAGCAAATTATCGGCATCGAAGTGTCTACGCGTGGGGGGGCTGAATACCACCTCCATCACGAGCGGCTTGTCGTTGGGTATCTGCATCTTGCTTTCCAGTGCGAATAGCCGACCTTCAAACTTTGCGCTTGCGGCTGCCTTTGCCTTGACCCTGTAGTGAACCCTTGCATTGGGTGACAATTCGTGGGACGGCCAGGGAAGTTCTATTGTGTTGGTCATCATACCTCACTCCACATCTTCGGCAGCGGCTTACCTTCGAGGTCATGCTCCAAAACCAGCATGTAGATATATGCCAGACATACCGCCCTGCTCTGGTTTCCAAGATATGCAATCTGTTTCAATGCCTCAACATGCGCATCCGCCAGCGACCTCTTTTCAAGGGGCAAGCCTTCTTTCCACTGGTTGAATGTATCCGCTATGCCCTGCGCATTTTCGGGGGTGATTTTCATGTTCATTTCATTATCCAGGATACGATCACAGCCACGACGAGAAAGAACGCGGCATCAAATAAGATGGCGATCAAGCATCCTTTCAGAGAAAATGGTACTCCGGGCGTCTCTGGTATGTCGTTCATTGCTGCAGCTCCGCAATCAAGCTGTCGATATACGCCTTGACCTTTTCCAGCGCATCGATCACGTCCTCAACATTGTTGATAGGCGGGAGAGGCGGCTGGATAACAACAGGGTCATGCAGGACATAACTATTTGCCACATACCCTGCAAGCGGGTAGTCAATTTTTGCCCACCAGATACCCGCCAGGACAGTCCCGGTCACATTGATGCGCGTGCCGGTTGGCAGCGTCTGGATTATCGAGCCGCCAGTGGATGGCATGGCTCTGACGTTCAGGTTTACGGTCGTTTGTGCGTTTGTTTCTGGCATGGGTTCCTCTGTTGGTGGTTGAGCGACCACCGCGCCAAATAAAAGAGTAAAGTTTTCATCGCTGCAAATATTTACATCCAAGTGTTTCTGCCAATAAGTAAGTTGGTCCAAGTAAGGAAACCAGGTCAACGCCTGCCACAGATTAACGGTTGTTACTCCGATTGGGTTGGGCGGCCAATAATTATTGATCTTCTCCATGATCTTGCGCAGGCTGGATACTGGAATTGTTGGGATCTCGCTATCCCACAACGCCCCCAAAGACATGATGTAATTCTGATACCAGGTGAAAGACTTGACGTAGTAAGCACTCCAATATGGTGCGGTGTTGATCCATAGGTATGCTTTTGGGATGTAGGTATTAAGCACCCACCCGCCTGAATAATTGCCAACGATCTTATCGGGGAAGGCGTCCCGCATGTAAGAGAAAACAGCCTTATAAAAGGCGTTCAGGGTATCCGGTGAAATTACTGTACCAGAGTTGAAATACTTCGTCTCTTCAATGTCCACCCAGACCGAGAGGCAGTCGGGATATTCATTGACCAGAACCTCAAATAATTCACATTGTGATTTAACTGCCAGTCCGGGGTAGAAATAGAAATAAAAACCGAATGGCAGCCCCAGCTCCCGGCACCACTTGACGAAGGTTGGCAGCATGTCATCCTCTGAATGTGCCGCACCCGCCCGGATGATCACACCATCAATGTCAAGCAGCTTGAATTTTTCGAGACTATAAGAATCTTGATATAAAGACAAATCCACAACTATCTTCATCTATTATCTCCAAAGTTTGTAATGGCAAACTCGCCGTGATTTTCTAAAGCATACTTGTCATAAGCTAACGCTGCTTCTTCTGCTGTATTAAAGTATCCAATAACTATGTGCTTTCTTTTTTCCATTGTTTGAGCTAACCATCTTTTAACTCTTTTGGTTTTATTTGTAATATAAGTAACGCCTTTATAGCCGCTCGTGTTATTATTTTGTTTGTCCCTATTTTTCATATTTTGTGAACCTGTACAAACCCTTAGATTTTCTCTTTGATTATCTAAAGTATTGTGATTAATATGATCTGTCTCCATTCCTTTTGGAGTATTTACAATAACAGAGTGCATATAAATTCCTATATTGTTTCCTATACATCTTCGTGCATATTTACCATCACCACTCAAACACCATTTATGTTGATTCAACTCTTCAAAATCTTCATCATCCACTATAGCCACCTTGCCCTGTGTCAGCGGTATTTCCTTCATGCTATTCTCCAATAGAAATCGCCCAAACTGGCAGGGGAAGCTGCCAAATCTGGGCGATATTCTCAATAATTTGTTGGCTCTTCCCAGCCGATGTTCTTATTCTACCACACATATCAACCTATTTCAAGAACAGATACCGACCCCACAACCACCCGCGCTGCGGAGCATGCGATAAGTCCGCTTGTACTTCTCAATGGCGGTTTCGATGGTCTCTTCCCTGTCCAGTGAGTAGCACCGCAGCTTTTCGGGTGCTGGCAATTCCCGCCCGTCTTTTATGTTGGTAATATTGATCGCAACTTTCTCGGTCATGCGTCCTCTCCCATGATAATTTCTGCAGCATCTTCAAGCTGATTTTCAAGTTCTACTATGCGTTCTTGCAGGGTTGCGTTCAAGAGCGCAAGTTCGCTGTTTGCTATTATATATTGCCCGAATTGCATGTGGAGTTTCGTGTCATTGTCTTCCAGTTTTTCGACGCGCTCATAAAGTTCGGCAAGTTCTTTCAGTGCGTCATCGCCTACCTTCTTCTGTTCGCGCAAATTCATTTCAAGCCATCTGTCTCTATCAAGTGATAATCTAATGTAATCTTCGATTTCGCTCATTCCTTGCCTCCTCCTCTCGATCTCTCCATCGACAATTTAGCGTGCAAGTTCTGCAGCACGCACTCGCAGAATATCAACCTGCCAAACTCCTGCTGGGTTGGGTGTAATTCCCGGCGCAGCCAGCCGGTTCCTTTGCAGATCGTACAATCAAACCTGCCCGGACTGCCCGGCTGCCACAGGCTCCAGGATGGTATTTGACTTTGCCAGTCGTGGACGTAGGTTTTGTTGTCCATCATCTGCCTCCGTGCTTTTGCGGATCTAAAATAAACATGGCGATATGCCTTCCAGTTCCATTTCCGGGATCGTGATCTTCAATTGACAACCATTTTATGTCACGCAGGTTTCTAACTTCTGGGTTTTGCTCAAGAAGCATAAGTATCCATTTGTCAATCGGGTAAACCAGTACCACCTTCTTGCCCTTTTTGTATTCAGCGATTGCCTTACGCACCCACGCTGTTGGTCCCTTCTTTTTTCCGTCCTTATCAACGTAGGCTCCGAAAGGCGGGTTTACATAATTAGATTTCCCCCATTCGACAGCCAGTCCATCAAAGTCATCTGGTTTAGGGTATGGACATGGGTCAAAGTCGATTTCAAACTCTGCCTCAATATCTGCCAATAAATCATCTGGCGTTAGCCAATAATGTTTGCCGTCTGCCTTATTTCCATTTTCAAACGTCATTTGTTGCCTCCAAATTTATCCGCCAGCATTTTTATCTCTTTTTTGGTTTTTTCTTCCAACTCCCTGTTGTCATAGTCTGTCAATGCCGGATGCTCTGAGATGTCGGCTCGGATGCCATCCACTACCTCATCGTAGATCTTCAGGAACCTTGACCGGGCAAAGCTTTCCTGCCCGTTCTCAATATCCAGGCATATTTGCGGGAACCCGCCCATACGTCTCAGTGTCTCTCTCGTGGCTGGATGGTCCAGGATCGGAGAGCTTCCGCCGCCTGACAAATTACCGGCGGGCATGCGCACTATTGATTCTCTGCACTCCGCCCAAACCGCGCTGCCTGTCTCAAGTCCGGTATTCTTTACGCGCATCCCGGCAACCTTGCCGCGTATTTCACCTGGGGATGGTGCGAAGGCGCGTCCACTTTCAAGACAGCAGGCTTTGACTGCGAGCTGCAATTCCTGGTATGGTACATCGCCCAACAAATCCTCCAGTACGTCAATGGTAGTCAATCCACCTTCGATGATCGGGTTGTAGTTTGGAAATGCCAGTTTGATATATGCCACAATATTTGTTATGTCATTACGCGTTGCCATCGATCACCTCCGGTATTCTAAGTTTATTAAGCTTTGTGAAAAAATCCTCGTTACTGTCTTTCTTTCCCGGCTTGCTCTGCCCCTGCTTCCAGTTCTTTGCAGCCGTCTCCATGCTATCCATTAGTCCCATGCGGTTGGTCATGTTGATCTCTTTCTTCTCAGCCCACTCTGCGATACGTTGCGCTTGCTCGAACCCGACCGATTCAACCAGGGCGATCCATCTCTTTTGTTCTCTCTGGTTATTGAAGTTCCCGAAGTGTGCAAAGAACTCAGCGTCCGTTGGGGATTTTGATGGCTTTGCATCTGCATTTGATTCTGATTGTGCATTTGATTCTGTATATGTATTTAAGGGTGAATTACTCTTGACTAACTCTGGAGTAGGTATGGAGTAGGTATCGAATGGTGCAGGTAGCAAGCTTGGAGCTTCTTTTTCAAAACCACGTTGGTACTCTTGAAACTTTATAACCCAAAAGTACTGCCTGTTATCTACATCGTAGATGTTTACCATGCCCCTGGCCGCAAACCATTCCATGCCCGACGTGATTTGTACCTGGGTAACGTCCTCTCGTAGTGGAAATATTTTTGACTTGATCCAGGATGCGTTATAAATTCCCCTGCCTTCGCAGTCCAGCCCGAGAGGTAATAGAACCCACAACAAGCGGGTGAAGTCGTCCGGCATTTCGTTGAAATCGAATGACTGTGTTATCTTGGTGTGAATGGATCTGAATTTTGGCATAAATACCACCTTGTAAAAAAGAAGCCCGCCTCAATGCTTTATTCCTTCGCTTGTCACAGTTCAGGCTTTGTCATTGGGGCGGGCGTCTTCGGAATAAAAAAAAGCCGGGAACTGTGACATATTTATTATATAGACTTCCCGCACCAATGTCAAGCATCAAACCCCACAGATCCCAGAACATTCATTGTCCCATAGCGACAACTGCCCTTGCTCTTCTGGGGTGCGGAAGTCAATATCAACTAATGGTCTTCTGGAAGGGTGGACAAATATTCTATGAGGCGGACGACGGTTGCGCATCTGTTCATCAACTTCTAAAGCCCCTTTCCAATCTTCAGGAATTTGTTTAATGCGTCGCCACTCAGCCGTTGAATGGTAAGGGCAGAATATACAAGAAGATCTTGGAGGTTCCTCTAAATTATGATCTGCCAACCATTTTTTGCAATCCGATCTGCTCACACCATTGTCAATCAACGGGTAAACATTGGTTATATATTTGACATCGCTATCTCTCATGCGTTTGTATTCGTCTGTGGAAATACCGATCCATTGTTCAACTTTTTGACCTTTTCGGTTGGCTTGTATCCATCGTCTCATTGGATAAATTTTCCACTGCGATGTACACTGGCGCTTCCCCTGTCCGGCTTTTCCGCTTTTGGAAATGGAATAAAATGGCGGATCTTCTTGACCATATCCATTATCCAGCGGGTCACTATGCTTCGGTTTTACTGTGACAACCCTTACGCCGTGTTCTTCCAGCCAGGGTGTCCACTTCTCGGCAAACCGATAAGTTAAGATGCTTTCGTGGGTTGTATCCGAATGGACAACCGCATCAACCATAGGCAATTCTTTAAGCGCGACCATAGCTGCCAATGTAAAACTCTGTACTCCCCAACCAAGTGATAATATTTTCATCAAATCAATATCCCAATTATGTAGATATTATTCACCACCGGGTACAGAGATACCAGGCACGGCAGCCAGCACGCAGGAACCATCCGCCTTACCGCCGGGATGTTTATTGGATACTCCAACACACCCATGAAGAAGGTTATCCACATCAGCTTAATCAGGTACGCTCTCCACATCGGCATACTGGAAAACACCGGATTGCCTTCGATCATTCCAAAGTAGGACAGCCCGATCATGGTTGTCAGGATGTCAAGCATTTCGAGAAGGATAAATAGCTTGGTGAAGTTGCGCATCAATACATCTCCTGGTACAGCTCATCCTGCCTAGCCGAATATACCGCCGTCCTTTGCCTTGTGCTCGCGTCGATCCTGCCAGGTCTCAGCAGATCATCAGCACGCATGTACCCGCAGAATAAATAGACAGGGAGGCGACCGACAAGCAACGCAAAGTATTCTGGTTTGACAATCCAATCCTTTCCAACCTTGGCTTGCAGGCAGCCATTGATATTCTTAGTCCACTTCACATCGACCCGGTGACCATTAACAATGGCATCATATGGCATGTAGTGTTTCCAGTTTGTGTCTGGCATAACTCCAACCATCTTACAATATGCCCATTCAGCGCCGAATGAGTCACACTCGTGTTCAAAACGACCGGGTAAGTTCATGACATCGTAATATAGGGTATAGTTTGCACCATATCTCATGTCGTTTCTCATCCGGTTTTCAGATATGCTCTTGATCTCGGCAATGTCGTGCTGATCCAGGGTTATGATGTTCATCGTTTAGGTGTCAGCTCTGGTCTTTGAACCCAACCATCAGCCTTGGCCTTCTCCCTACAATTTGTTGGTTCGACGCCAATTGTTTCTTTGATTAAATCACTACATACGGTGATCATCCTACCCTTGTCGGGTCTTGAAAAGTACATCATCGGATGATACACAATTCCGCAATACTCGCATTTCTCCATGTTACTTCTCCTTCCACTTTGACGGCTCCCAGTCGCAGCAGGTCTGTCCTTTCCAGCAAGAGAAAATTGCATAACATCTCTCATAGTGAAAACAATTACCACATATCTGTCCGTGCTCAGGACAAGTTTTCAAAGCATCAAATGGATGCTCGACTCTTGTTTCAGTTCCATCACTATTGTGGATTATCAATACATCGTCGTCCGTCATTCATCCTCCCAGGCACCATCTTCTGGCAGTCCTGTTTCAAAATCAATATTGATTGTCTCGCTACATTGTGGATAGTTACTGCATCCCCAAAATGGATCCCAATTTTGATCTTCCCTTGGTCTTTTGAGCACCATTTTGGCTTCGCAATTTGGGCACTCAGGTGCCGGTAGTAAGCGTATTTTTCTATCCATCATTCACTCCTGCTGCCCGCGCACATACCAGCCAGCAGCGAAACCGGCGAACACACAGACGAAGATCAGGGCGAATAACCAATTGGGGATCATGCGTTCTCCTCCCTATTTGTATCCCAATCGTCCTCGTAGTTATAACGGAGACCGGCTAGGAAAGTATGATCTTCCCATGCTTTGACGGCTGCTTTTTGTTCTTCTGTCCATTCTGATTTAGGGTAGTTTTCTTTGATTGCTTTTACGCGTTGATCATAATATTTTAAATACTCTGTTGAAGTATCAGAATCAGCAGCAACTTTTTTTGCAACTTTGTATTGTTCCACCGATTTATCCACCAGGCGCATGGCTTCCTTACGCATCTCATCAACATCCTCAGCAGAGATCGCATGCCCATCGTCTATAGAAAGAGCAACTTCAAAATGGCAGTAGTCATAACTTCGCATTACTTTTACACTTGCACCATCAATTATTTTCATCTCACTTCCTCCTTATGGTCACACTAGGTTCCCCAACGTCGTAGCAGCTCTTGATCTCAGGGTTCCGCTCGACATAAACATCCAGCCGCTTGCTGTTCCAGGTCTTCTTGCCCTTGACATAGATGGCTTGATAATTCGTACCATCAACCGTGTACCCGATCTCTTTGGTGGCTGCCTTGATCTCGCTCTTGAGCTTCTCAATGTTTTCATCCACTGCCCGGCGTGATCCGGCAAACTCGGCTTCGATGTCGGACTTGCGCTTTGCTATGTCGGCATAAACCTGCTGGGTCTGTGCATTGATCTCTGCGCTAAGTTCTAGCCTGGCATTGTCGATCTGCTCCCGGATGGTTGCCATTACTTTTGCATCCTCTTCAAGTATCAAATTGCGCTGCCGGTCAATCTCTGCCAATTGTGCTTTTATCTCATCGGGGATGACAACCATGGCAAGTGCCGCTTGTACTTTTTCACGTTGAGCTCTCATTACGGGCTGGAAGCTGTTATCTACCTCGTTCATGCGCTTCATGCCGTCAGCCATGATCGCTTCAACCTCAGCCGGGATCTTCACTTCGTCCAACAGGTCACGTTTTTTGATCTCGATCAGGTCTCGCTGTGATTCGAACTCTGTCAGTTGGTCTAACTTTTCCTTGATGTATTCTTCAGTGGATGGTATTCCCCTGGCAGCTACCGCGAACAATCCGGCTGCGCCTGTTTTGTATGTTCCTTTTTCTTCTGTCATGATATTCCTCCTCGAATGTAATCCCCACCTTGCCGTCTAGCCAATCAGCGGCAATGTCACGCACAGGGTAGGGATTGTTGATTAGTAACCTAATTGCTCCATAGATTTTTGTTCTTTGGCGGCGGCTTTCTTTTGCTCTTTCTCCAGGTCGGCGGCAGCTTCTTCTTTGGTCATGGGTGGAAAAGCGGCGTCAACTTGGTCTAGTGTTGGCGTGGTTGCCTCAACTTCTATGACATCCTCAGGGAGGCTAAAGTCGTTGTTCCCATCCGGCAAATCCTGCCCGTTTGTTTCCTCTTCGATCTCAGCCATTGCAGCTTCATCCTGAGGATCCAAATAACCACGCGTGCGAAGCAATAAACGCAGAACGGTTTTCTTTTCCATCTGCTCGGTTGCTGTTTTCCAGGCTCCGTCTTTGCGGTCATAGCCCCGGCTGTACTTTTGAGCGTGGGCGTGGATCTCATCGACCGTCATAAATAAGGCGGCTGACATTCCAGAGCGTTGTCCTTTGGGAGGATACATTTCAAATATTGCCATCCAGCCGCCGGTCTTGTTGGACTTCTTACTGCCACCAAGTGACATCATGCCTGTCAAGCGATCCTGCTCGAAGGTCTCACCCTCATAAAGTTTGTGAACTTCGATGCGGCGATACTTGCCGGTACGGATTGCCATGTCATAGATGCCTTTCCATCCGATGATCAGGGTGGCTTTTTCTTTGAATGGCACAAGGTACGCCTGCCCGGTACTCTCATCCACACTCAGCCGCATGGTAGCAGCCCGCAGCGCGCTCACATAAATGCTGGACGGGGTGCATACCTGCAATTCCGGCTTGTTTGCAACCGCCAGCAATACGCTGCTGATATAGGATGCGCTGCCCTGCTCACCCAGGACAGTCGCGAAGCGGTTTTTAATGACTTCGCTTTCCAAATAACCTTGAATCTTTTCCATCGGTTTCTTTACGATTGCCTTGCTGTTCTCACTCATTGCCTTTCCTCCTCAAAATTGGTGCATCTCGGATAAAATGCTGCGGTAAGTGTCCCGCAGGTCTTTCTCATCTGCCTCACGCTGTAATTCTTCCAGCCTCTCGACCATCAATGGGTACATCTCGCCGCGTGTCTGCTCAGGTCTGGCAAAGAACCATGTCTCACAGTCTGGGTCAATTGCCATCAACTCACGGGCGACCCGGTTGTATTCCCTCAACCAGACTGCGTCTATTTCTTCCCGCAATTGCCGCTTCTCAATTCTTGCTGCCATGCCAGTGGTCTTGCCGTTCAAAGTTCGGGACATCATTCCTCCAATAGCTACTTGATTTTTATATTCGGATGCTGTATCATGGAGTTGTCTTTTCCTCCTAGATTGGACACCCGACTATTTGCCTCCTGCCTGCACCGGGAGGCATTTAGGTTAGGCGTAGATACCTTCACCGGTCAAGAAATCGTGCTCATCCTGAGACATTGGCGCATCGTCAGAGTAATCAATTCCAGCCACTGGTTTCCGACCATGTTGTTTTTCGAAACTCAGCGGAAAACTTTTGATACCCTTCTCACTGATGGTTCCGACCAAAGGAATTTTAGCGATAAGCCATTCCTTTTCAATAAGGGTGCGGATAACCTCTGACATTGACATGCCTTTTTCTTCCGCCAATGTTTCCAATTTCGTCCTTACCTCACTGTCTGCCCTGAAAATAAATCTCTCATCTTTATTCATAGTACCTCCTTATGTATATACATTATATAACGTATGCACATCGAAGTCAAGCCTTTTTGGAAACTCGCTTGCCACCAATGTATTGTCTAATCAACCAAAATATGTTGTACAATAATAAGTAATGGTTCCCGTTCGTTACAAAGGAGATATAAAATGATCGAAAATTTGATAGCTGTGTTTGCTGTTTTGCTTACCATCTCGTTTGCGGCTGAAAGGCTCATTGAAGTCTTCAAGCCCCTGTTCGAGAAGATCACATCCCCCACCTGGCAAGGTTCAACTAAATTACTATCAGCAATCCTGATCGGCACAGCCTGCGCCTTCCTGCTGCAATTCAACCTGTTCTTAAAATTGGGCGTGAGCGTGGCGGACATTGTTGGTTACCTATTTGCCGGACTGATAGCATCCACTGGCAGCACGACCATAAACCGGTTACTTGAATGGCTGAAGACCTTACGGAATGACACAACCACAACTGTAACAAAGACCGTCGAGCTGCCCAAAGGTAACTCCGTGGTGGTCGTAGCTGAGACATCCAGCCAGAGCGCAAAAGATCCAATTGCAGTCGGATAGCCTGAAATGGCAAACCCGATCACATCGCCGATACTGTACGGTATCTCCATCGCGGCGCTTATCTACATGATCCTGACGTACAGGGTCAGCCGCCGGAGAGTGTGTAAGTTACTGGCCACAGTCTGTATAGCACATATTGTTTTGTTCTACACGTATTTTCTTTTCCTTGGGGGGTATCCGATCATCACCCCTGCCATCAACGGCTGGTCATCCGGCATCCGCGTCCATTCGATACTCACATTTATCCTGATGACAACCAACTTTACCGCAAAGGTGAATCGATATGGATAATCTAACCACAATGATCCTGACCATTCTCGGCAGCGGTCTCCTGTCCACCATAATTGTCGTGTGGGGCAACCGCCATGTGACTGCCTCCAGTGCGGCTGAGAACATAACCAAAGCCGCCAATACCCTGATCGAGCCGCTCGGGTTACGGATAACAGAACTGGTTGGCAAGGTACAAATCCAGCAAGACACCATAGCCAGACTTGAAGGCAAAATCAAGCAGCTGGACAAAATCAATGAACGTTGGGAGTGTGAAAATCAGGAACTGCGCGAGCGCGTGAAATATCTGGAAGATATTATCTCCAGCAATGGGCTGGCGCACTTGTTGAAACAGAAAGCAGGAAGATGACAGCAAGTAATAAGCCTATCCATTTTACCGGACAGGTTATCAAGGTTGAAACCATGTCTGACGGCGGGATAAGATTGACGTTGGACATGGGAGAGAAAGACATCGAGGCTGCGGCTGCAATGATGCAAGCCAAAAGAATGAATATGCTGGTGGAACTTGCGGCGTTATTTGTGAACGTTACACCAATTCAGATACAAGCGAAAGAGGATAATGTCAGACCAAAAACAAGATACTCCCCCTACGCCAAAAGCGAAGAAACCAAAGGCAAAAAAGTCAAAGGTAAAAGCAAAGGATAAGGGTATCCTTACTTTGAAGCAACAAGCCTTCGTCGATGCGTACTTTGGAAATGGTATGAACGCAACCATGGCGTATATGGATTTGCATCCAACATCAGGATATAACGCTGCCAGATCTTCAGCTTCGACCGCTCTAACAAACCCTAACATAGCCGCTGCCATAACCAAACGCCTGAAAGAAAAGGCCATGGGAGTGGATGAACTGATCGCGCGCTATGGAGAGATGGCCAGGGCAGACACGCTGCCATTTATTCGAGTAACAGATGAAGGTTTCGTGTACTTCAACTTCAACGATCCACGCGCCAAAGCACATATGTACCTGGTCAAAGAGATCGAGAGTAAGCGCACCCGCAGGATGGAAGGATCGGGAGAGTATAAAGAAGAATGGGAGGATGAGTGGGTCAAGGTCAAATTGCACGATGCGCAACACGCCATGGATCAGATTGGCAAGATGCACAGCCTATTTATTGACCGGACAGATTTCACCAGTATGGGTGAAAAGATAAACGTCATGGTATATATGCCGGATAATGGGCGCGACAAATGACAGACATCAGACCGCAGCCGCGCCAAGAAACCTTTTTATCCTCCCCAGCTGATATTGCTATTTTCGGAGGGTCGGCTGGCGGTGGAAAGACATGGGCATTATTGCTTGAACCATTGAGACACATAAACAATAAAGATTTTGGGGCAGTAATATTCCGGCGCACCATACCAGAGATCACCCACGAGGGCGCATTGTGGGATGAAGCAAAAAAGATATACCCATTGCTCAACGCAGATCCAAACGAGACAGCACGCCAATTCAAATTTCCTGGCGGGGCAAAGATCACTTTCTCGCACATGCAGCGCGAGGATGACAAAGAGAGCTGGAAGTCATCCCAAATACCGTTGATCGAGTTTGACCAACTTGAGACATTTACAGCCTCGCAGTTCTTTTACATGCTATCTCGTAACCGTTCCATGTGTGGTGTGCGCCCATACATCAGAGCATCCGCAAACCCAGAGCCAGGCTGGTTGGCTGATTTTTTGAAGTGGTGGATTGGAGAAGATGGATATGCCATTCAGGAGCGATCCGGCGTGATACGTTGGATGGTGCGCGAGCATGACCGTATTTATTGGGCAGACGATGCAGAGAGTTTGCAGTCTGAACACCCAAACAGTACCCCCAAAAGTGTTACCTTTATTTTATCCACCGTGTATGACAATCAGACATTGTTGGATGCTGATCCAGGTTATCTCGCAAATCTACAGGCACTGGATAACATCGAGCGACAGCGTTTACTCGGTGATGGTAAGCGCGGTGGAAACTGGTTGATAAAACCGGCGGCGGGGAAACTATTTAATAAGGCGTGGTTTGAAATTGTTGATGCGGTTCCAGCGGGGGGGCGTGAGGTTCGTTTCTGGGATCTGGCAGCCACAGAAAAGAAAACAAAATCACATGATCCAGATTTTACAGCATCCTGCAAGGGTAAGATACTGGACAAAATCACTTATATTTTAGATGCAACCGCCGAACAAATTGATCCGGCGCGGACTGACACAGACATGAAAAATACAGCCGGTCAAGACGGTAAAAACGTTGCGATCTGTTTTGAGATGGAGGGCGGAGCCAGTGGAAAACGGGACGCAAACTATATTGTGAAAATGCTGGCTGGGTATGATGTTCATGGCGTCTCACCGCAAGGTGACAAAATCACCCGCGCCAAACCTCTTGCATCTCAGGCGTTGGCTGGAAATGTAAAACTATTGCGGGGGGAGTGGAATGAGCGCTGGCTAAACCACATGCACGGACAACCAGACTTGCCGCATGATGATGAGATGGATGCGGCCAGTGGGATGTATAATGAGTTATCAGAGGAAGTTTTTGAGATCCTATTTGGAGCGTAAACATGGCGAAATTATATAGCGAGATTATCAAAGCGATCACCCACATCCCGTCCTGGGCGTCATCCGAGGATGATTACGGGGACAAGATCAAGACTACCCAGGCGTCGTACAAGCTGGTCCCGCTGGTCTATCGCTCCATCCGCTTGCGCTGCGACGCTATTTCAAGCGTGCCGGTCAGAGTTTACAACCAGTCTGATGCCCTGGTGGATTGGCCGTTCGTGCTCTCCCCCTCCCGCTTCCTGCGTCTGACCGAGGCATCCAAACTGCTGTACGGCGCTGCGTTCTGGCTGAAATTACCGAACCCGTACCGACCCAAGACACTGGATTTTATCAATCCATTCACGATGAACCAGCCCAAGTTATTGGCAGACGGAAGCTTGCAATTCAGCCAGACCATTAACGGTGCGGTCGTGGCAACCTGGAAGCAAGATGACATCGTTTACGTCAAGGACTTTTTCAACCCTGAGGATGACATTGGACCGGGTGTAAGCGCTGCCGGTGTAGCGTTGGCGGATAGCGGATTGTTGCATTATATGTCCAGGTTCTCGAGCAAGTTCTTTGAGAGCGGAGCCATGCCGCTGACCATCGTTGCCATTGACGGGACGATCGATGAGCCGGAGCGCAAAAGGGTGGAGAACTTTTTCAAGCGCAATATGACCGGCATATCCAACGCTTGGCGGGTGTTGGCGATGCGGATGCGGGGAACCATGAAGCCGGAAGTCATCACCCCCAAAATATCTGACATGGCGATGGATAGTAACTACAATATTGCCGCCAAGAATATCGAATACGCATTTGGGATCCCTGAAGGGATGCTGCGATCCGAGAGCAACCGCGCCAGTGCCGAGGAACATCGCAAGTCATTCTGGCAGGATACCGTCAGACCATCCGGTCAGGGAACAGAGGACATTGCTAACGAACAGTTATTCTCCCTCATGGGTTTGCGGGTCGAGCTGGCATTTGAAGATCTGGACGTATTTCAGGCAGATGAAGCCGCGCGGGCTGGCAGTCTCAAGAGCCTGGTGGATGCGGGCGTGCCTCTACTCATGGCGATGGAGCAGTTGGGCTATGACCTGGACGATGATCAGATAGCAGAATTGAGCAAGAAGCCTGCGCCCGCACCCGTGTCCGTGCCGACTGACAACAGCCAGAGCGACGCGGATCAAGACCTGGCAAAATGGGAGCGCATGGCGATCTCACGCGTGCGTGCGGGCAAGACTATCCGGGACTTCACCAGCGACTGCATCCCTGATGAATTACACGCCGGAATTTCTGAGGCATTGCAGGACGCCAAGAGCGAGGCGGACGTCAAACGCATATTTGCGGACAAACCCGAGGGGAAGCCAGACAACAAGGCGGAGGCGATACTCAAGGCGATTGAGCTGGAGGTCGCAGCCTTGCAGAAGACCAGCCAGACAGCACAACCTATCAATGTCACGGTACACAATCATCCCGGCGAAACTCCTGTCGTGAATATCACTCAGGAGGCGCAAAAGGCACAGGAGCCGCCAAACGTGACGGTCGTGGTGGAGCCAACACCCGTGACCATCAAGAATGACATCAAAGTTACTGGCAACGAGCCAGACGAAACGGATGCGGTGCTGAAAGTCATCAGGAAACTTTCCAATGGCAAAGAGTAACAAACAATTGCTTCTGGACGTCATAGCGTATGCCGAGAAGCGGGGTATCCGCATCCCGTCTGATGTCGTGCGCAGGTTGTCCAATCAAGACGCGGCTGCCATGATTTCCAGCATAAAGATACCGGCTATATTGCCGGAGGACTTGCCGATCTACACGTTGGACACTCCGGGCGCGGTGCCGGCCCCGAAGAAAAAATACCTTGTGCTGACATCAGACGGTTGGCAGGTGCCACAAATAACAAGGAGCGGTGGCGGCGGTTCCAGCAGGAGCAGCGGCGGGATAACCGAGGCGCCTGTAGACGGCAATGCGTACTCACGGAAAAATGCAGGCTGGGAAGTGGCTGCTGGAGGCGGTGACGTGGTTGGACCCGCTTCGGCAGTAGGCAACAACTTTGCATCGTTCAACCTTACGACCGGCAAGTTAATCAAGGATAGTGGTTCTAAGTCCTCTGACTTCGCAACAGCAGCACACGGACACGCCGGCAGCGCAATAACCAATACTCCTGCGGGTGGAATAATCGCAACAGACGTACAGGCAGCAATCAACGAACTGGACACAGACAAAACGACATTGGCGGCGGTCAAAGCGGATGCGGACGTGGCTTCTGCAATCTCACTCAAACATGCGACTGGCGGAGATACTGCTTTAGGCGCGGTTGGAGTTAAAAATCCACCGATTGACGCTGACAAAGCTATTTATAGAGATAGCACAGCCTCGGATGCTCTAGTAACCTCCACATGGACACAAATCAAGGCTTTTCTAAAGACTTATTTTGACGGTGTTTATGCCGCCGTGTTGGGGGCTGACGATAATTATGTGACCGATGCAGAGAAGGTTGTGATCGGAAATACATCGAACACGAACTCGGGGGATAATGCGGCAAATACTTCGATAGCTGCGACCAAACTGGATGACTTCGCAACCCCAGACGCTAACACAGATTTAAATGCTAATACGACCAATCACGGGTTATTGTTACAGGCAACCGCGCCAGCAGCGGGATTGATGAATTTTGTTGGACTGACAAATGCTGAAACAGCCTATACCAACAAGCCCCTGTTTGATACGACCAACCCTGAGGCTCTCGGAGTTGCCGCACCAGGTTCTTCCCTGATAGCCGCAAGGCGCGACCATGTGCATACCGCACCCGCAGGTGGTGGGGATGTAATCGCACCCGCAACCAACACAGACAACTTCATTCCCCAATGGAACGGGGCAAACTCCAAGACATTGAAGGACGGGCTTGAGTTAGTAACGACTGTGGACGCGACTGGTTCTGATGTGAAGATAGCAACAGAGCAGGCGGTGAGGGAGGCGTTGACGGCACTGGGAACAACTAACGGGTGGATAGCCGCTTCGGGAACATGGACTCCGCGAAGTCAAGCGTATACGAATGACCCCGCAGCAGGGGCAAACATATCTCTCGAAATGACCGATACGTCAGGTTTCGCAGTTGGGGATGTAGTAAAAGTATCTTCATCTGCGGGCGTGGAAAATGCGCTCATCACAGTTGTAACGACTAACACGTCAATAACAGTTGCTTATTTAGTAAACAACCACACAACGACAACACCTGTGGTCAAGTTGGCGGATACTCTTTATGTCGAGCGTGCTTATACAGGCGATCCCGCTGCAGGGAATAACATTGAATTGGCTATGGCTGATACGTCAGGTTTTACGGTCGGAGATTTGGTAGAGGTATCCTCAAGTGCGGGTAGAGAGAACGCAACAATAACGGTTGTCCACGCAAACACACACTTGACCGTAAACACATTGGCTCTTAACCATACCACAACCTCGCCGATGGTCAAGCAGGTGGTACAGAATACGTTTATCGTTGATACTTCGGGAGATTTGAGCGGTATTCTTTATGTTGGAATGAGGATAAAATTTACAGACACTACTGAAAAATGTTTTATACTTCACGCAATAGCGACCACAAGATTAACCCTATACGGCGGTACGGACTATTCGGTTGTTTCAACGGCGGCGGTCACAAGTCCTAATTATTCGATGGTAAAAGCACCATACGGGTTCCCGATTAGTCCAGACAAATGGACTTTTACAATGAAAGACTCGGTATCTCGGGTGCAGACAACGCCAACCGCATCAACATGGTATAACCCAGGAGGGTTAGTTGTAAATTTTCCAATAGGGTGTTGGGCGATTTATTATAAAGCTCTTTCTTATATATTAGCAAATGGCGACTTTGCTACCGCCGCATCCTGTCCTATTTATGTAACCTTATCAACTGCTAATAATTCTGCTAGTGATGTTGAATTTACTACAAAGCATTTTGTTTCAGCGGTTAATCGCCTTAATGCTCTGTTATCTACAGAGAAGGTTTTGTCTTTGACTTCCAGAACTAATTATTATATTAATGTTATGACTGACGCACCCAGTATCAATACCATCGGAGTCAGAAACGACCAAACGACCTTAGTTGTGCGTGCCGTGTGTGCTTACCTATGATAACCCTCTTCCTCCTCGCAGAACTACTCGACATCACAACCACGCTTGTTAACTTGCATATTCCAGGAGTTTACGAGGCTAACCCGTTCATGGCAGGACTTCCTGTTTGGGTGTGGATTACGGTCAAGCTATCCGTGACGGTTATCATCTGCGTGCTGATGAAACGATTGGACTTCGGAAAGAAGGCGTGGATAATCCCCGCGTTGGCGAGCATCCCTCCGTTGTGGAATTTGGGATTGTTTTTGTGTGTGGTGACATAAATGATTAATCAAGCCCTGATTGATGCAGTTGAATACCTGGAAAAATGCGGACGCGAGATACCACTCACGCTCATGGTCTCACTTGTCAGTCTGGGCGTCAAGACGGTGGAGTATTTTCAGGCAACGCTAACCCGCATGGTGCGTAATGTTTACGATGGCGACTTGGGCGGGGAGTTTGTAAACATCATGCAAGACCTTGTTTTGGGGCAAATCTCGCAGGCTTTTGAGACTGCCTGGACAGATGACGGCAACGAGTTACCTCCGCCTGAGTACATCAGGGATGCAAGTCAAGAAATGGTGCGCGAGCAATGGTCACACATAGACGACTTTTACCGTGCCATCGTGGATGCGAGAGTAGACCAGACCGGAGTTGACCCGCTATTGAGCCGTGTCCAATTGTGGGCGAACAGGTACAACGAGGCGTATAACATGGCAGTACACCTGATCGCATTAAATACTGGCGGAAAAGAGATATGGATTTTAGGACATGCAGAAGAGCATTGTAGCAGCTGTTCGCAGCTCAGCGGCTTGGTGGCTTACGCGTCAGAATGGGAAACCGCACAAGTCAATCCACAAGGAAATAATTTGGCTTGTGGTGGGTGGAAATGTCAATGCCGAAGAGAGAAAACAAATAAGCGTAGATCTCCTAATGCGCTATCCAGAATACTTGACGCTGTTGCAGGTGGTCATCTATGATTCAGGTGACCATCCGCAATGCCAAAGAAGTTTCGGCCTTCCTCAAGTCCGTACCCGTTGACACAAAGAAGATTGCGCATCACAGCGTATTGGTTTACACAATGGGCAATAAGGGACACGGGTTGATGCACTACGTCCCGTACAAGCACATCACGGTCAAACAGGCGGGCGGCTGGAAGTCTGACAAGCAACGCCGCTATGTCATGGCGAAG